TGTGCGTTGTTAACTAGATCGTTGAGTGTATCGTACTTGATACCATCCTCAACCTTACGATCAAGAAAAGCTTTAAGAAACATGTTGCTATCCTCCAAATGCATGCGCGATATAATCGAGTACTGCACGTAGACCATATATGCTACCTGCAGCCAAGATCATCGTTACGCCCATGGCAAGGGCATAAGCCAGGGCACCAATGAAAGATGAGAGACACGATTGTCCTTCATCTGTTTTACGTGGTCTGGCATTGTCATCGTGATGGACGAAGCCAGCTTGCTGAAAACGTTGTGACATGATAACCTCCAGCACTGCCTGCCCTTGAGGGATCAGGACTTGCGTGCAGACAGAGAGGGGGAGTAGGGGTGGGGATAATAGAAGCACATAGAATAATTAATTATCCTATATGCCTACCCCCCACCTCACTTCCCCCCCTCCCTATATCACTATTAATGCCTCCCCAAATTCCCCTGGCCTTCCCCCGCATGTACAGTCCCCGCAACGTCCGCTCCCATGCTATGGTATAATATAGTCAGGAGATCAACATGACTGATAGGGATATAATCTTATTCTTCTGTGGGGCGTACATCTTATGGGTAGTAGGTGTAGTTATCCACGATATGTACAACTATTACATTAAGAAATAAAGGAGACTAGAATGAGTGATGAACTATGCCCGTTTTGTGGTGGCGAAGGTGGAAACATCAACGATGAAAAATGTCATAAACCATCCTGCTACTTTGTAAAACAAAATTCAATAGATGTTGGGTATGGGCTTATCAAAGAGTGGAACACCCGCCCGATTGAAGATGCCCTCCGCAAGCAACTGATGGTACTCCATTATAGAGATGAGCGCGATAACGTTTACTATGAGTTATCGACTGAACTGCATGTATGGAAAGCATCGCACGATAACCTCGTACGCCAACTTAGCGTCACCAGCGATTCGTTGGAGATTGCAACAGAAGGATTGGTGGATATATACAACCAATATGAACATATCAATAACGGGTACGCCCAAGGCGCTGCTAAAATGGCAAGCGAAACACTACGGAGACTGGAGGAATAGATATGTTTCCAGAAAAAGACGATATTACATGGGGTGGATTCATCAGGAGCAATATAAGGAATAGCGTAGTCAAGGACTGTCTTGGAAGTGGCGATCCGTCCAATTTCTTTAACGCACTTCAGGATGCCATCGATGGTATCGAGGAAGAGATGGAGTATATAGGCGAAGATAAATTCTGGGAACAGGAAATGCACGAGTGGAACGAATAATATGAAAACATGGATTACATCAGATCATCACTTTAGGCATGCAAATATCATCAAATACACCAATCGCCCATACGCCGATGTAATGGAAATGGACGACGAGCTTGTCAGTGTATGGAATAACTTTGTCGATCCGCAGGATACCGTATGGCATCTTGGCGACTTTACACTTGGGGGCAAAGAGCTTGCTGCATACTACTTTGGAAGACTTAATGGTCATATCAACATACTCGGCAATCCGTGGCATCACGATAGTCGATGGATCAATGGTATGACAGGGGCGACTGGATTTAGTTCCAAATCAGGCTGGATGCCGTATCTCTTCTCACCAATCGTTGTCTTAGAAGAAGTAGACACGAACGAGGACGGTGATAGTATACCCGCTGTACTATGCCACTATCAACTCCTTAATTGGGATAGACAGCACTACGGAAGTCTACATTTCTTCGGACACTCACACGGGGTTTCTGCACCAAGACATAACTGCCTAGACGTTGGTGTCGATAACGCCTTTAAGCTAACTGGTGACTATCGACCATTCGAATTCCAGGAAGCCGTAGAAATCGCACAAAGCCTAACATCTCCCTCATAGATGTTAGGTTTCCGTCACTATTCTCATTTAGTGACGATTTCCGATGTCGGAAATATGATATAATATAAACATAACAGAAAGGAGTTTAGATGGAAAATTTTGCTGTCATTGGTGCTGCTGGTTATATCGCTCCAAAACACTTAAAAGCGATAAGGGATACGGGTAATCGTATCATTGCTGTTTTAGACCCCCACGATTCTGTTGGACTGCTAGATCAGTATGGTTATGATATCAAATACTTCTCTGACCAGGATAGGTTTGAACGTTTTCTTCAGAAGCTACGGTGTACTCATGATGAGGATCGTGTTCACTGGGTAAGTATTTGTTCCCCGAATTACCTGCACGACTCTCACTGTCGACTTGCTATGGACACAGGGGCTGATGTAATTTGCGAAAAGCCTCTTGTTATCAGCCCATGGAATCTAGGTATTCTCAAAAGTATCGAAGAACGTACTGGACATAACGTTTTTACTGTTCTACAGCTTCGACATCACCCAGAATTGCTCAAAATCAAGGCTCAACTCGCTCTTGGACCTGCCAATCAGACCCATCGAGTCAATTTACGATATATTACACCCCGTGGACGCTGGTACGATACCTCCTGGAAGGGAAATGTAGAAAAATCAGGTGGTTTGATCACAAATATTGGCGTTCATCTACTCGATATGCTCATATGGATGTTCGGAGATATCGAAAACATCAAGATTTACGTAAAAGGTGATCGGAGACTGTCTGGACAGTTCATAATGAGGGATGCTGTAGTGAATTGGTTCCTCTCAATTGACAAAGATGACCTCTCGGACGAGGAAGAAGAGATATGTAAACCCGTTCGCGTGCTTGAAATTGATGGAATACCATGTAATTTTGCAGATGGATTCACTGATTTACATACAAATGTATACAAAGAGATATTAAGGGGGTGTGGTTATGGTATTGATGATGCTCGTCCAGCTATAGAATTGGCTCATAGAGTAAGAAAATATCTCGAGGAGGAGTCATGAATGAGGTAGAAGTAATTAGTGAAGAAGAAATACAAGAGAAATTCAGACAAGCAACGATGGATCCTGCCACACAACGCCCGGGTTGGTTCCATGTTGGTGACTTTATTCAAATAAATGGTAGGATTTTCCGTGTTAAGGGTGTTAAGCCTACGGAAATACGTCTAAAACTCGTTCGGGAGCCCACAAAATGAAATATACCAAACATCCAACCTCAGTTGTCGATGATAAGACCCAAATTGGTGACTATACTAAGATTTGGCACTATTCCCATGTCTCCACGGGTGCCAAAATAGGTCGCTGGTGTATTCTTGGACAGAATACATTCATTGGGAAGAATGTAGTCATTGGAAATACTGTTAAAATTCAGAATAATGTCTCTATTTACGAAGGTGTCACCGTAGAAGATGATGTTTTTATTGGTCCATCAGTGGTTTTCACTAATGTGATCAATCCTCGCTCCTTTATAGAGCGGAAGAATAAGTATAAACCAACCCTTGTCAAACAAGGTGCGTCTATCGGAGCTAATGCCACCATCTTGTGCGGAGTGACAATTGGTGAGTATGCCATAGTGGGGGCTGGTGCAGTGGTAACGAAGGATGTTCCCGATTATACAATCGTTGTTGGGAATCCCGCTAAAAAGATAGGAATGACAAATCAGGAGGGAGACCTAGAGGAAAAGGAGAAGAAAGATGCTAGCAAGAATACAGATGCAGAATTTTAAGGTACAGTACTATGGGATTAAAACAGAAATCGATGAAGCAGTACATCGTGTCCTAGAAAGTCAGGAATTCATCCTAGGAAAGGAGGTAGAACTCTTTGAAGAGGCTATTCGCATATGGATGGGTTGCAAATATGCTATTGGCGTATCATCTGGTACAGATGCACTAACTATGGCTCTGATGACAGTTGGAGTACGTTCCGGGGACGAAGTTATTGTTCCTGCCTATTCCTTTGTCTCTACAGCGAGTTGTGTATCCAGACTTGGTGCAACTCCAGTATTTTGTGACATAGATCCACTAACCTACAACATCGATGCTAGCAAGATAGTCCCATTGATTAACTCCAAGACAAAGGCAATCATACCTGTCCATATAGCGGGGCAGATGGCAGATACGGAGAAGATCAGACAGATCGCAGATCTTACGAGTCTCTGGGTAATAGAGGATGCCTGCCAGGCCATCGGTGCACGAGAAGGAACAGCAATGGCTGGAACTATTGGGGATATAGGCTGTTTCAGTTTTTATCCCTCAAAGAATCTCGGCGGATACGGCGATAGTGGAATGGTCGTCACAAATGACGAAGATCTTGCCAAAAGGCTACGTATGATACGTAACCATGGACAAGACTATAAATACCACAGTTCGATCATGGGTGGTAATTTTAGAATGGATGCCATTCAGGCTGCAGTGCTGCGCGTTAAACTAAGACATCTTGTTAAGTGGAATGCACAACGTAGATATCTCGCAGATCGATATAAATACTTTCTATCTGACGTTAATGTTGGATTGCCGTTTGAGGACTCTACCAAGTATCATGTATATCATCTGTTTATGACTCGCCACGAGAATAGAGACAATATTCGCCTGTATCTTCAAGGACGTGGTATAGATACAAATATCTACTATCCCGCTGCACTTCCAGACCAACCCATCTACTGGGACGACACAATGGGTCTTCGTTACCCAGAAGCGCGTAGAGCAGCTAAAGAATCTCTCGCCCTTCCACTCTATCCAGAACTTGGTTTAACAGAACAGGAATATGTGTCTGCATGTATTCATGACTTCATGGGGAAGCGTGAGACATGAAGATCGTAACCATAGTTGGCGCTCGTCCACAGTTTATTAAACTTGCCCCTCTTAGTGAGGCCATGAAGAGAATGGGACATATCGAATATGCTATTCATACTGGGCAACACTTCGATTATATGATGTCCGAGGAGTTTTACAAGGAATTAGCGATCACTACTCCAAATATCAACCTAAATGTCTCTAAGGGTACTATTACGCAGCAACTAGGCAAAATGATAGAGCATATTGGCGCTATCCTCCTGGAGCAGAAGCCACGTCTTGTTATGGTGTTTGGAGACACAACGTCTACACTCGCTGGAGCACTTGCAGCCAATAAGGTTGGCTGTAAAATCGTACATATCGAAGCTGGTATCCGAAGTTTCAATAGAATCATGCCAGAAGAGCACAATAGAGTGATAACAGACCATATTTCCGATCTTTTATTCTGCCCTACCTTAACTGCAACGAAAAATCTAGTTAACGAAGGTGTGCAGGGAGGGATTTTCTTCACGGGTGATATCACGTATGATGTCATTCTAGATCACATGGGAAAAGTAAGTTCCTCTGATATATTGGACAGGTTACATTTATCTCCCAAAAGTTATTCGATACTCACGATACATAGATCGTACAACCTCGACAATCCATATGCACTATCTGGAATTATGACTGGATTGGAAATGTCGGGTAGACAAATCATATTCCCCATGCATCCACACACTCAACAAGTCATGAAGAGTCAACAAACGAAGATTCCCGCGAATGTTACCACAATATCTCCAGTTGGATACGTAGAGATGCTTTCGTTAGAGAAAAACGCCATAGAAGTCATTACAGACTCTGGTGGAATGCAAAAAGAGGCATATTGGTTCTCTACACCATGTGTTACCCTGAGAACTGAAACAGAATGGCCTGAAACGACTTATTCTGGCTGGAACGTCTTAGTTAGTTCTAATCCTGTCCGTATTTATGCCGCTCTCTCTGGACACATATGGCCTACTGCTGGACCACTGCAGATATTTGGAAATGGCAATTCTGCGAAAAGTATGATGGACTTAATCGATGCATACGCGTAAACAGGGCCTACACTGTCATTGGGAGGCTAGGATCTCAAAAAGGAACTGGGTTCGTGTCTTTGTTTGGGAAACTCGGGAAGATCTCGAGAGAGAGAACGATATAACCGAAGCAATTGGCTATGCTGTGTGCGGAACAGTGTATATTGATAGGCATGGTAGTACAACGAAGTTGCCAGCGAAATGGGGGGAAATACATCTAGTTAAAGACAATTATGGAGTTGCAACAGCCGCACACGAGATTCAACACCTTATTAACTTCTGGGTAGAGAGAAAAGGCTGGAATATCTTCGTTCATGACGAAAAGATCGCCCAAACAGCAGAATTGCTCACTCATACCTTTTGGAAAGGCCATTTCAAGAATTTCGATTAGATGGTATACTTATAGGAGAGAAAAGGGAAAAAATAATGAATACGACACCACCGTTAACTCCTGAGAACATAAGTCGCTTACATGCTACACTTTCTCAGGGATCCCAAGATGAGATCAATAAAATGTGCGATATGCTCGTAGATGAGTATGCTGCACTATTTCGAGAGACAAACCCAGGAATAAAGAGAGCAAAGTTTGGCAGGGAGCAAGCCAAGGAGTTAATCTATGTGCTTGTAAGTAGAGGATATCTATAGCATCGAGGATAAAATGAAACGAATTATAGTAGAAGGCTCAGCATCAAAAGAGTTTGCAAGCTCGGAAGAGAAGTTAGTAATCGTTTTAATGTCAATGGGATGCCCTCCAGTTCGCATCGAAGCAGAAGGAGTGATCTGTACCTACTTCTTCGACTATGGAGAGGCTATTGACATAGCCGATATGGTTTCTTGTGGAAATATCGAAGAATTGTCTATTCCTCTTCGGGATCTATGGGCTGCCCAGAATATCTGGAAAATCAACATCTCGCGTGCTCGTCAAGGTCAGTAGTGAAATCTAAGCGAATATATCAGGCAACCGAAGAAGAAGTAGAAATTATCCTGAAAGGTCAAGAAAGTCCAGACTATATCACTGGATACTTCTTTAAGCCCTCTTATGCAGATGAGGGATGGTATTTCGACAAAAACTTTACGGAGGACGGCGCATGGCAGAAGGATATGCACTTTGCAGCACAATCACTGATTGTCCTTATTGGTGGCATCGGTTCGGGAAAGACTCTGGGAGTAGGAATGTCGGCATGTGTATTCGGAACTACGACACCAGATTTCAAGTTCCTGAATGTGGCGCAGAAGGAGTACCAGGCCGCCCAGATGTACGACCTGATAATCGAACGAGCGACGGATGCGCCGTTCGCCAACCTAATAACCTCGGCAGTACGCCGACCACACCACAAGATAACAATAGAGTATAAACTTGGCCCACAAACTATCCATTCCACACTTGAGTTTATGTCTGTCGACAGAGACGCCACCGGGATCTTCTCCTGGCGAGGAGACTGGATTAACGTCGAAGAAGCTGGACTTCTTGACAATCTTGATGAAATCTCCCGTAACCTCTCGACTAGACTTACGGGTAACACAAGAACGGGTAGACCTTACTTGGGTAGGTTTTCCTTCACCTCTAACCCTTGGGATACCCCCCACCTCTGGTATCTATATGACATGGCTGTCGCAGATCCAGAAAATTGTTTCAGCATTACTGTCTCTACAAGATCAAATCAAAATGTAACAGATAAACAGCTCGACAATATGCTCAAGCATATTCCCGAGGACGAGCGTGCTCGCTTTATAGATGGTTCTCGTCCCGAAGGACAGGGCATATACTTCAACCGTGGTGCGATTGGAAGGTGCGAAGATGGACTATCTGGAGAAATGGTTAAACGTGCTGTTACCGAAAACATACCAGGATTTGTGTACGCAGAACAATATCAATGTGGCGTCGTGCACTATGGTATTCCCCCCATTAAGGGACATATGTATTTCTGTATTGGAGACCCAGGCTCCGATAACGCTCCAGGCAGAAACGCTCCCTGCATTGGTGTCTGGGACGTTACGGGCTTTCCCAAAGAGCCTATGGTACTCACCGCTTTCTGGTGGGGAAACGGCTTTGGGCGTATATCACCCTTCGTTGACAGGCTCCTAGAATTAAGAACTACCTACGACGCTATATTCACTGCAATAGATAGTACTGGACCTCAGAAGATGTTTGCCGAGCTTCTAAATATCCAGAACTTTGATCCAGATGTAGATTTAAGTTCTCCAGGCTCTGCATCGATTGCTGGTCTTGATTTCAGTGGTGCAAGGAAGCCAGCTTACCTAGTAGCAGCCAGACTTACTATCGAGAGTGCAAAAGTCATCTGGCCTAAGACTCTAATTGGTTTTCGTGCCCAACTAGCCAATTATGATCCCCTTAAAGATCGAGCAGGACAACCCAAGATACCACAAGATATCGTGGCAATGTTGTCTATGTCATGTTGGGCAGCAAGGATATACTTCAATGCCGACCTTCCTGACGAAGTTGTTGACGAAAATCCGTCTCTTGGTGCATCCATCCGAAACGCAAGAAGTGACCAAAGAGAAACCATCGAAGATCGCTCCAAAAGGGCAAGATAGAGAATATGTGGAACGAAACGTGAATAGGAACCAGCGCTATTTCCGATTTTAACCCTTGACGTGAATGGGGATGTAGTCTATAATTGTAGTACTTCGGAGGCTAGATGTTTTTAAGACCGACCATGCCAACTGAATTAACGGGCTCGACAATACCAAGTTCCTTGTTTGGTACAGCTTCTGTACAGTTTAGCCTCAAGGATATTGATGATTTTCCATACTCGGACTTCACTACACTTCAAGGATACTACGACGAGTTAGACACATGGTACACTGGCGTCGTCTTAAACGAAACACAGACCCAGGGTGATAAAGAGGTTGAACTCTACCCCCTGCATCTAAATCCTATCCGACCCGCCTTGATGAAGCATGTATACACGTTATTTGGTGAAATACCCGATAATCATTATGGTTCTCTCGTTTCTCCAAGGGTAGTTGTAAGAGACAGCAAGCCTGAGGCAAATGAGGCTCAAAGGGTAGAGAATTTCATCCAGGATGTATTTTCTGATAATGGTGGTGCATCTCTTCAGCAAGAAAACGCTATTATCTCACAGATATTCGGTGGATGCGTCTTTAAGGTTTCCTGGGTAGCTGATCAGGATGATCCAAAGACAGGTCACATTGGTATCGAGAAAGTTCTTCCTGAAGAATTCATGTGCATACCTTACATGAATAACCCATGGAGATTGCGCAAAGCCTGGATAATTCGTCCGATAGATCAGTTTACTGCTGCGCAGTTTGGAGTTACACTAGTTGGACTCACTGGTTGGTATATCGAAGCGTGGACTGAAACAGACTATAAGATCTCTATTAATGATTCACCTATTATGCAGCAGTACGGGGATGACCTGTATGCGCTGGAGGGATCAAACCCATTTGGTATAGTTCCATTTGTGTATATCCCTCATGAAAGGGCGACTAGCTTCTGGGGCACAAGTCTTATTACAGAAGCAGTTAAGGGCATCACGAAAGAAAAGAACGCTCGTGTCGCGGATGCCGGGGACGCCACAAGCGATGAGAGCCACTCGTTGCTTGTCATGAGAAATGTCCGTGGTTCGCCTACGATGAAACGTATTGGTAGGCATATTCCAGTCATAGACATTGGTACTGGACAAAATATTACAGGACAGACAGAGCCAGATCTATTCTCTGTAAAGCGTGCGTCGCTTTCAGAATCCATGCTTACGCTCACTAAGGATCTTCATGCTGAGTTTAGGCGTGAAGTGTATGTCCCGGCTGTTGCAGATGGCGAGGATGAAGGCTCCCAACGCTCCGGTGCTACACTTGCCAATAGAATGTGGCCTCTGGTAAGTCATACGAAGGCAGAACGTGTTCATTGGTCTACGGGCATGGGTGTTATCTTTAGACTAATTCTAATAATTGCCAGTGTTAAAAAGCTTGGAAATATTACTTCGGCTGATCTTAAGTACAGGATACGATGTAAGTGGTACGCATCTCTTCCTCGAGATAGAGAACAGTTGTCTGCAGAGCTTACGTCTCGAGCTGCACAGAAACTTGGTTCGATTGAGCATCTTACTGATATGTTTGGTGATGTAGACGATCTTAATGACGACATGGAGAAGCAGAAGGAATGGATGATGTTTGAGGCCGAGGTCAAGAAGGCTGGTGCTCCAGATCCAGTAATCCCGTCAATTCCGACATCGGAAAAGCCAAAAACTTCGGCGGTAAAGAGTCCAGCCGTAACACCAAAGAAGGATTAAAGAAAATGGCTAAGGTTACTGCAGAGGATCGTGAAAAGCATGCTGCCGTAAGTGGTGGAAGATTTCCAGTAACAAACAAGGCTCAGGCTTCATCTGCTTTGAAGTTGCGTGGGCATACTAAAAGTAAAGCCGAGAGACGTGCAGTAATTCGTGCTGCAGCCAAGTTTTTGCCAGAAGCGGCTTCTCGGGCGCTCGAAGAAGATAAGGCGAAAGGGTTACTATAAAATGGCTCGTGATAAGGAGAAAAGAAATGCTTGGTATAGAAAGCATCGCACCGAGCGTTCTGAAGAAGTAAGAGAGAAGGAACTTGCGCATGGGAGAGAATATCATAACAAGTGGTATTCAGAACATCAGGCAAGTGCTAGAGACTCGTTCCTCAAATATATGTATGGAATTTCTCTGGATGACTACGAATTGCTGCAGTTGGCAGCGGACTACTTAAAGGAGGTCTAAGTTGAGCTACACATATAAATGCACAGCGCTCGCAGAAGTTAACAGTGGCACAGTCGTGGTCTTGCAGGAGACTGTTACTGAAACCTTACAGGCAATGACTATATTTAATCATATAGTCCTTAATCAGGCGATGAATACCATAAAGGCTGTTATCAATCTTGGTTCAGTGACTACAGCAAAGTTTCTGATGCTTTCATCGGACACTGCTATCGAGATCTTCATTAACGATAGCAACGATGGTTTCGTAGGGACACTATTCCTGTTCCAGGATTGCGCTATTACAAAACTTGAAATTACAACCCAGGTTGCTCTCGCTGCTTCGATGAAAATCGTAGCCGCGATGTAAACACACTTAAAGAAAACAAAGGAGAAATTATCATGACTGACCAAATCGATGCTGCAGGAAACCTCACTGTGACTCCCGCCCCCATAGGCGCAGCCGCAACTGTTGTCCTACCAGACGCGATTGTTAAAGCCCAGGCTGAATCTATGGAATGGCAGAAGCGTTTCGCAGGCTTGCAGGGTAAGTACCAGCAAGAACAGGAAAAATGGGCACAGACGGCTGCAAAGCTGTTAGAGATTGATGAATCAAGTAAAAAGGTTGTTGGAGAGTTCGAAGCTCTTAAGGTCGAGCATTCTAAGACAGCCGAGGAAAAAGATACGTATTTTACCGAGCTAGAGTTGAAAAAGGCTGAACTAGAGCGTGTATCTATAGTTACTAAGGAGTTTCCGCAATTAGTTCCTCTGCTTCAGGACGATGTCCTGCCAGACGGAACAGGTGACGAACTTCGAGGAAAACTAAAAATTCTAGCCGAAAGAATCGAATCTATCAAGAAGGGCGAATTTGCTACCAACCTTGCTGGCGCTTCACCAGCATCACCACCCCAGGGACTTCCAAAGGGTACTGATGCTATCAAGCTGCAGATGATGACAGCTATGCGTGAGGGTCGAATGGATGATTATAACAAATTCTATGCCCAATATGTTGAACAATCATCCCCTAAAGGAGGATAAAATATGGCTACTTACGAGTCCGCTCGTGTTGGCCCAAACGAGTTTTCTTTTCCCTCATTTCCAGTGCAAACCATTATTAGGGATTATGCATGGGATGACCTCGAGGGAGATCCAGTTTCTACGTTAAAGAGAATTGTTGTTCCACTCGAAGGTGATATCACCGTAACGAATATAATGCATATTGTGTTAGATAATTTCAATGGTGGAACTGTCGACAATATCGCTATAGGTGATAGTGGTGGAACCTTTGAATTCTCTGGTGGAACTAATGTCCCGCCTGTTATAGGCGATATGGTGCAGGAACCAGGAAAGTACTTTGCCGATCCTGATTTCATATCAGTGAGCCACAATGTGAGAACTGCAGGCGAGGGTCGCCTGTTTGTATTCTACATCGACAAGCGCACCAATTGGCGCACCTACGGAAACATCTAGGCCCAGGAGATAAAAAATGAGTACATTTGAAACCTACTACGATATAAATCCTGTCGCCGTGATCGACCAGAACAAGTGGGATGTCTTTATGCCAGAAGTGGCATTACAGTTCCGCTCTCTTCCTACGGTATACACTCCGTTGGTTGACTGGAACGATGACACACAGCGCACAGGTGCCCAGACCACGACCTACACTGAAATGATGGAAGGCGATGTTGACATTGCGGAAATTCCCTTGACCGCAAACTACATCGACGCTCCGTTGAACGTCGACAGTCGTGCACGCCAGCTAGCTGTAAAGCGATATGGCGATAAAGTCCAGTTACACGAATCCAGCAATATCTTCCAGCAATGGCAGATGAGCGGTGGACGTGACTGGCGTCCTTTACTGCGTGGCCTCTTAGGACGCTCCGTGGTAATGAAGACTGAAATGCTTGCTCGTAATGCCTTCCTATTAGGACCTAAGTCCCACTGGACTTACTCTGATGGTGGTGGCGCTCCTACAAGCATTGGTACTATCACCAACGCGGACACATTCAACATGGATGTTGTCAATGAGTGGAACTTGCGACTAGGGAATACTGGAACTCCAGTGGTTCCTGGCGATATGGCGTCCGCGAAAGTTGCGATCATTCCTCCGGGTGTGGTCTATGACTTCATGGATCAAATCGCTGCCGCAAGCGCGAACGAATCATCTATGTGGCGTGATGCTCAGCTTTATTCGGGCAAAGAAATTCGCTATGAGATCGGCTCGTTTAAGGGTATCCGTTTCGTCCAGCACCCCAACGATAAGTGGGGGTTGAACAACGCCGTGTTGTATAACACTGGTGCGATAGATAAGCAGTTTGGTGTTACCGTAGCCATTAAAGCTGGCGATGGTTCACCTAATCCTGAAACAACTCTGGTTGACGAAACCTGGTACATCGGTCAGAAGAACGTATCCCATGTCATTCAGCTAGAAGCTGCATGTGGCGCTCTCGACTTCGAGGTTGGTGACTTCGTAACGTTCCACACGGAACGCACGAATGCACTTGGTGTTATAAATGGCGTGAATCCAACGGCTGTTAAGAACTGTGTACGACGCGTTGTATTCTACGACCATGCAGCCAACACCATCTCCCTTGACCGTCCTCTCTCCTTCACCTACGATGCTCCATTCGTGGCAACACCTGTTTCAGGTATCAATGGTATCTATTTTGCCTTTGTGACAAAAGCTCGTCATATTGGCTTCATTCTTACCCTTGGATCCCGCGGTGGTATCATGGGATCAGTTGCTCGACCAATCAAGTTCTACGAACCAAAATCAATCGATGATTTTGACAGCGTTTGGCGCTATGTCTGGGATATAATCCAGGGCTACAACATTTGGGAACCCAACTTGTTTGAATGCCACTTCTGCGCTTTGACCCTGCCTAAAATTGGTGGACTGATCACCCCTTAAAGGGACAACTACATGGCGACAAGTTTTGGTAATCTTAAAGCTTTGGTGATACGTTTGGTGGCAGACGAAATAAGTCCTACTGCTAGTGTAATTAGTGGTATGACTACACCGTCCGAGTTGCTAAGCGATGCTATCAGTGCTGGACTTAAGGCAATCCTGCCTTGGGTCTGGAAGACTGCTACATACCCCATCATTGCTGCGGCTACAGACCTTGATCTCCCTGGCGACTTATACAGAATTGAGGGAGTCTACGATGACTCCCTCAATGCCTACCTTAATGAGAATATCATTACTGCAGGCCTGCCATTCGCCAGTGAGTCCGGGAACATGTGGATAGAATACCCAGAAGGTCACATAACCTTCTTGGACGATCTACCAGATGGTGGCACTTTATACTATGCTGCTTACTGGGCTGAACCAAAACTTGATGATGAGTACATTGAGGCTCCTCCGGTAGTGATACCTGGACTAGCGTTCTATGCTGCATCATACTGTTTACTCCCAAGAGCTACAGCTTCTGCTACCCTGCGACAATTCAATGTCAAAGTAGATAGTGGAACTCCAACTGAGAATCCTATAATGGATATGTCGAACGCCTTTATGAAACGCTTTGAGATAGAAATGGGACGTGTGTCCTCTCGAGCAAAAGGTGTAAAATAATGACACATATCGTTGACATCCTTTGTGACACGCTGGTCGATAGGCTTCAATATGATTTAATTGATTCCATACCGACTAGTGACCTCGCTAGGGCTACTATCGTCAAAAAAGGTCGTTTCCAGGATGATCCTGTGAAAGACTCTATCTATCTGGCGGTCCAGGGAGGGAACCTGGAGAATCCTAACCAACTAGATGGCGTAGTCAGCTTAGGGAGCCATCCTAACATCGGCTGGAGCATGCCTCCATACGAAGTAGGTGGTAGTGTTGCTTGGTGGCGAAAAGGGACTATCAGTATTGGTTGCTTCTTTATTCAACAGCAATACGAAGAAGAAGAGGCCATGGAGTATGCTTATGCAGTTCTTGGAAGAGCAGAGTATGCGGTAGAAACACTAGACCTCAATGGCTTAACCCCAGACGACTGGGGCGAAATCGCCTTCAAAATGTTCCTTATAGGGACCAACTTCTTTATGTCTGGTGGGCCTCCCAAGTCTTATATATGGCGAGGAAAAGTCCACTGGATGTGCCTGACACAAAAACCATAGGAGGTTTTTAATATGGCTCTAGTATGGAATATCATGACTATCAAGGATGCCCTTGAGGCGAGTGATCTCGTCACCAAGAGTAATTCCTTTACCATGGTTTCCAATATGAATCTCCAGGTTTTTGGGGTCGTTGTCTTGCTTGTTACCATTCTTGTGGTGTACAGTTTCATCTCTGGTAAGAGGACGGCCCAGTTTCTTGGCCATAATCAATCGGTGCTCCAGAACTCTTGGGCATTCATTCTTCTGCCCCATTGGCTGAGCCAGTTCCTGATCTTTCTGACTCAAGCCGCTGATAGCAAGAGTGATATATCCCTCACTGGTAATATGTCTTTTATAGGGCCTATAACCAGGGTGTGGTCTAGGTGGATTGCCAGAACAGTGAATGCAAAGGCCCGTAAAACTTTTTCTATGTCGGACCCGTTCCATTATGGCTCCCCGTCTAACCCATCGGTTTTGACTGCATCGTCCACAGGTTACAAGGAAGGCAGTGGCGTGTTTGCTAAATACTTTCCAATCATCCCAGTGAATAACACTCCCGTGTTGAAGCTGAATAAATTCGGACTCTATTGGCGAAATGCTAGCTTTTCTTGGCATAACCTGATCCTTTCTTTGATTTCCATGTCGAGAATGTGCTGTAATTATAACACGCAATCCCAGACATGGGGAGGTATAACAAATTGGCCGTAACTGCAATGGCAGGAATTGTCTCCTTCGGTCCACAACCAAATCTTGGTACTATCACTGCGTCCTGGTTTAAGCATCGTGTAACACAGATCGACTTAGCCCCGAATGATGATACCCGTTTAGGTGTACCCGAAGTGGGTGGTATTCCTGTTCCTACCTTTCCGTATAAAGCTGGCGTGCTCGTAAGTGGTGGCATGACCATTCAGCCTCGTTTAGAGAGCGTCTTCGGATGGCTAATTTACGCGGCACTTGGTAAGTGCGACACTGCAACGATAATCGAAATTGGCACGCCGTTCGATCACGTTTTCCGTTTCAAAACAGACGCTGCTGATGTACCTTTCCTCAGTGTCCGTAAAGCAATTCCACGCCGACATGGCGCCACGGACTCAGATCTCGGGGAAGTATTCAAGGACTGTAAGGTCACTTCTTTGGCGATGACCTTTCCTAACGATGCCCCCATTACTGCTCGAGTGGATATACTTGGACGCGAGTTCTCGTTTGACCACGATCCTGCATCCTGGACCTATGCCAACCCCACGTTCGAGGACTATCCATCGATCCCTGTTGGTTGTGAAACAAATGGCTATATCAAGTTGCCTGACTTCAATAGTGGCGCTGAGCTTCCTGTTGTAGCTGCAACTGTGACATTCCAAAATATCCCTCTCGATCTACGTCAAGAGCGTGTCTTTGGCTCTCCGTTCCTTGAAGATATCACGATTGTCATGCGACAGTTGACCTTCGATGTTCTTGTGAAGTGGAACGATCCTGATCTGTACGCTACTATCCTAACGGGTAGTATAACTGGTACGGCCTGGACCGCGAAACCCTACACTGGACGCTTCGAGGTCTATATCAACTCTCCAGATGAAATGCCAAATGCATCATTATCTCACTACTCCCTCAAGATTGAGGCTAGTGAATGCATGTTCGCCATGACCGAGGGAATAACCCTTGCTGGTAACCAGGCTGTTATGGCTCGGTTTACTGGTACGGCTCTTGCTCCTCCTAGTGGTGACTACTGCAGGTTCACGTTGCGCAATGAAGTAAGCAACTATAGCTGGCCAATCTAAAGTAAACTGATATGGGAGGGGTCAAAATCCCCTCCCATTATCTAATAAGTACAGTGTTTCCGATGTCGGAATTAAGGAGGTCATATGACCGCACGATCCGCTAAGGGTCCCGCCACTAAGGTAGACGAAATATGGCATGTTGGACACGACTCCGAAGTAACCATAAAGAATGAAGTATTCCGTGTAATGCCTGATGATGAAGAACGACAGATTCTCTCTATCATGCTTGCGTACACATCAACTGCTGATGCGGGAAATCGTCAAATAGTATGTAAGTTTCAGAGTAGGTATGCAGATCCTATATACACAGCATACGCTGGTATCGTACAAGCTGCTAGTAAGGTCTATACATATATCTTCGCTCCTGGTCTTCCAGACGCCACGGCCTTACGTGTTGATACTCTCACCACTCCTATTCCATATTTAGTTCTCAAGCCATGGGACGCAATCTATATCCTAGATGACAATGGTATTGAAGTAACTGATGATATAATGTTTGAAATGCAGTATCTCTATCGAAAGGTATAGATAATGCCAGGGCTTGGACTGTCTCTTGTTGGCAGAGGTTCAAAGTTCGTCGAGGACCCAATTCCATTTACTGGACATTGGTGGAAAGGTCCATGGTGCGGCGATGTCACTACATCCATAGAGGATGCAGCCGTTGTAGCAGCATGGCAGCCTAAGTGGGCTAATAACACGTTATACTTTCGTACAGACGTTCCCAATTATGCTAATAGCAAAATCAATCTAGATAACCCCGGCACGCACGATGCGATAAATGGGATTTCAAACCCAACTTTCGACCCATCTATTGGATGGACATCTATCGGTGCTTCGTATCTTGACACGGATGTTATTCCTGCTAGTGATAGAACATGGTCTATGGTAGTTGCTTTTAATGGTCTTAGCCTTGGTATAAACACTCTTGCTGGATGTGGCTCTTTCGTTGGCGGTATCACTGCGCGTTTTGGTATACAGCAAACCGAACCTATTATGGGGTTGCCCTCTGCTCAGTTCTGGAACCAACACTTTCGAGACACGTCTAACTTGATATCTCCTACCGAGGGTGTTCTTGGACTGTCGGGCACTAGTGCCTACAGTCTTGGTTTATATTCATGGGGGCTACAAGATATCGCAGCGAACGGAAATATTGCTACCACTATAGCTATTATGGCGGAGAACGATAATGGGGTAATGAACAATATCATGACTGGCAGTTGGGTGGCCGGAGCAGTATACAATCGTGTTTTGAGTGCCATAGAGATAGCTGCTGTTAGCAGGGCGTTAAACATAATACGTTTGGCGTAAGTATGGTATAATGATTAATAAGGAGATGATTTATGGAAGGACTTACTGCTCAACAGGAATACGAACTTTATATAGCGTTGTACCAATGGGATTACTACGAACAAATGAAACATGGTTTTGAGAAAAAGTTAAAGACTATGGCTGTAAAGGCTAATCCCGCACAAAAAGTATACCTAGATAACATGATAGGGTGGATATATGATTGGGTAAACCCAATGGCAGATCTATGCGAACCATTGATAACAAAGTATAAGCTAAAGTTAAACTCTCTATCATTACGAGCAAACCCTGCGAGAGCAGAGTGGTACAAGGGACAGATTAAGGTTATGGAGATATTTCTCGCTAGAACAAAACAATAACACAAGAAGGAGTTTTAAATGGCATTTAAGTTATCACCACCGATTGAACAGACATTCCCGTTAGATAAGACAGATGAGACATACACATCCAAGGGTACTCAGGTTACAGTAAAGCAAGCTACCCAGGGTGAGCATAAGAAACGTAGTGATATTTACGCAAATATCCTTACTCGCTTCCAGAGAAATTCAGACACAGTAGAAGTAGCACAGAGATTTTCTCCTCCTGAAATGCAGGCACTTGAGGTCAGACTAACCATGACCGACTGCAATATCATAGGCGAAGACGATAAGCCCCTCTTTAAGTTTGCCAAGGACAGTAAGGGACGTTCCTACCTAGAAGATGTTGGTGCTTTTCAACTAGCGTGGGACTCATTACCTACTGAGGTTTGTCAGGAGATTCATGATAAAGTACTCGTTCTGAATCCATCCTGGAATCAAAACTTGGGGGAAGCGTCTTAGAGGACCTCTTACAAGAACTCTCGGATAAGATAGACGAATATAGAGGTGCATGGAATGAAGTACGACTTGGTGCACGTTCTACAAAAGACTTACCCGAAAAACCAGAGGCCCTCATCCTCTACGAGCAAACTAAAGAGTTAGGTATACCACTTCTCGATGGTGGGATTATCGATCAGCCGCATGTTTGGATGGAGCAATATGCTGTTTGCGCTATGCGTACCAAACTATGGGATGCATTGGATGCAGCGGCACAATCACATCAAGGAAAATAAACAATGGCAATCGATCCACTCTGGGACCCTGCTTTACACGACCCTAACTACCAAGATATTAATAATCCTAAGCCCTCATCTAATCCTGCTTATGGCCCATTTCGTAGTGGCTCTGCAAAGGAGCTACTAGGCAATCTGCAGTCAAATCTAGGTGAGAGTTATAAGGTAACATCACATGGAGATGTTACGGGTGCAGCCTCTGAGGGAGGCGAGCGATCTTTCACCCGTATCTCGATTAGCCATCGCGGTGGGGCTGAGATGGTTATTGATCTCAGAACCATTGAGCTTGAATCCAAAGAGAAACTCGTTGGTGCTATTAAGGGCTCGCCACTGATAGCTATTCGCCAGCAAGGTCAGGTAGGAGAAGCTGCAGAAAGAACATTTTCTGGTAAGACATATCGAGATGAATTAACGAAGGGATCTACGTATAGAGTTTATGATGCTGTCCAGGAAGTGGCAGATGTAATACGTGGTGGACACAAGTATTACGAAGAAGAGCCATCTGCCCGAGGGATGGGTAAGTCCCCAACCGAGGCATTCACTGCAGTTCTTGGTTCCGCAGAGACTGGTCGTGGTGGAGATTTGATGAAGAGGATCCGCGAGGAATTCCATATAGCATCTTCTTCTGGGATAGCGTGGGGTCAACAGCGTAGAGGTTTCTACGAAGAACTAGCCTCGAAAATATCTGTGTATTGGGGACCCGAAGCGGCATACAAAGAGCAGACAATACTTCGAAGAAGTCTAGCTAATATGCGAAACTTCGCTAAGGCCCCACTATTCTATGATCCGAGTCACGGAATTGTCTCGACATGGGACCAGGCGCGACGTACCAGTAAGTATGGATACGAGGAAGAAGAGGTTGAGCTTGCTCGTGAGGGAGCGGAGGGGCTAAAGACATTCAAGCAACTACCATCTCTTAGACAATCAAGAGAAGAGGTACATCCTCTTATCTCATCCTTTAACGAGGAAACTGGTAAGGTTATGAGAACTCGTTTATCCGCTCCTACTCCTGACGAAATACTTGGCACAGGCGGGGATCCCAATAGGGATATGGTTTATGGAGAACGTCTTGGTAGACGTGGTGGCATATGGATGAATATACGTGGAGAGGTTGTGCTTGCTGGATCCACTATTGTCACTCAAACACCATCCGGTGCTGGCGCTGCATATGTATCCAAAACAGCAATTCCGCAATTTGACTCTGCTGGTAATAGAATATCATTTGGATTTAAGGGTTCACAACAGGTTCCATTACCTTGGGAGACTCCAGAGGATTTTACTCGTGTTGCAAGACTCACGTCGAAAGAGGGTGTTGGACCCTTAGATTTAAATGCAACCGTTGGCAAGTCGTCTGGAGCCAATGCTCGTACTGGCGTTAAGGTTGGCACAGTTTCAATCATTGATGAAAATGGTCAACTCAAACAGAAACCTATATTTTCTGAGTCAAAGTCATATGAAGCTCAGATAGATGCTGTTACGCTTGTTGTCCCAAAATTCTTTAATACAAGAACTAATCAGTTCTCTGCAATAATTCCAAGTGGATTAAGTGAAGAAGATCGTGCGGGGTGGCAGGAGTCAAGCGCCATGGACGCAGATCTTCGCAGACTAGCAGGAAAGCAAAAACTTAATATTGAGTATACTGGTACTAATAAGATGTACCTGTCTCTTGCCACTACTGGTATTGTCGATCCTGGCTTCAAGTTAAAAGGCGTCAAGGAAAGCGAGA